GAAGTACATGACAGCTATCTCCATAGGATTTGGGGAAACCACGAAGCTCCTATACATGAAGAGGGTTTTGAGGAAGCATACAGGGAAAAGTACGAATGATTGGTCAACTTATAGGAAGTCTAACAGGATTAGCTACTTCTATTATAGATGGTAAGACACAGATTAAACTTACTGAAGCTGAAATTAAGAAAAAGCAGCTTACAGGTGAGATTGACTGGGACATAGAAGCTATTAAAGCTACTGAGAACTCTTGGAAGGACGAATGGATTACTTTGTTGTTTTCTATTCCTTTAATTTTAGCCTTTTGTGGTGATTGGGGAAATGATATAGTAGCAAGAGGATTTGAATCCTTAGAGGTTATGCCACAGTGGTATCAGATAGCTTTAGGTGGAATTGTATCAGCTTCTATAGGGATGCGTTCAGTGAGTAAGTTCTTTGGGAAGAAGTAATGTCGTTCAGCTTCCAGAGCTTTCTGAGCTAGACAAACAGTTTCTTATTTTGGAGAAGCAGCAGGAACAAATACGAGAGCAGAAAAGGCTAATAGATGAAAGAAAACTTTAATAACTGCCTTATCATGTTATTAAAACATGAGGGAGGTTTTGTAAATCATCCTAAAGACCCCGGTGGTATGACTAATTTAGGTGTTACTAAAGCAGTATACGACAAGTGGGTAGGTCGTACATCTACTGAGCAAGATATGCGTAATCTTACCCCTAAAGATGTAGCACCTATATACAAAAAGAATTACTGGGATCGTGTAAAGGGTGATGATTTACCTAGTGGTGTAGATTGGGCTTGCTTTGATTGGGCTGTTAATTCTGGCTCTAAGCGTCCTTCTAAAGCTTTACAGCGTTCTGTAGGGGCTAAAGCTGATGGTGCTATTGGTCCTCAGACTTTAGGTATGGTTGAAGCTAAAGACCCTAAAGAAGTAGTTAAAGATATGCATAACCAGCGTCAGGCTTTCTACGAGAGACTTAAGACTTTTAAAACCTTTGGTAAAGGTTGGACTCGTAGAAACAAAGAGACACTTGAAACAGCATTAGAAATGATGTAATGTACACCTTTGTTCTTATGGTGTACCTAGGTGCAACTAGGGAATTAATAGAAGATAGTATGGTGTTTGACAACATAGAACATTGCAACTATTATGCTAGAGAAATAACAAAACGTTACAGCACACACGGCATAGCACCAGAAGATAGGGTTGTCGCCTACTGCTTACCTAGAGTGAAAGATAAACAATGAGCATTACCTACCGAGGAGAGAAGTTTGCAGGTTATAACAAGCCGAAGCGTACCCCTGATCACCCGAAAAAAAGTCATGCCGTACTTGCAAAAGAAGGTACAACCATCAAGCTCATCAGGTTCGGTGAACAGGGAGCTAAGACGGCAGGGAAGCCCAAAACGGGTGAATCTGACCGCATGAAGAAAAAACGTGCATCCTTTAAAGCAAGACACGGGAAGAATATTAAGAAGGGTAAGTTGAGTGCAGCTTACTGGGCGGATAAAGTAAAATGGTAGCTAAATTTTTTCCTACTAAAACCGTTCATAATAAAAGTGGATACAGTATTGGAGGTGATGTTACCTCTGATCGTAATTATAAACGAGAACGCCAACTACAAAGTACTCCTATAGAGTTAGCTAAGAATGCTGCTCGTAAAAGAGCTAGACGTACTTTAGAGAAAAATGGTGCGGTAACTAAGGGTGATGGTAGGGATGTTGATCATAAAGATGGCAACCCTATGAACAACTCTATGGGTAATTTATCTGTTAAAAGTAAAACTAATAACAGGTCGTTCCCTCGCAACAAAAACGCTGGTAAGGCATAGGAGAAGTGTATCATGGCTAAGAAACATAAAAGTATTAGGGCAGCTCAAGAAGCTGGTTCCATATACTTCTACGATAAGAATGGAACTAAAAAACTTGCAGTAACTGCAGAACAACTTAATGCATGGAAGAAAAAGAATAAAGGCAAGTATAAGGGTAGCGCTCTTACTGCTTGGGCTAATAACAAAGGTAAAGATGTTGGAGAAAAAGGTGTTACAAAATCTCTAAGACCAAAGTTACGTCCTAAGAAAAAAGAAGCACCAAAGAAAAAAGATGCAATTAGTGATGAACAAAGAAGTAGGCAAACTACTACTCCTAAAAGAGCTTTAAACAATAATGCAATGTCTCCCGCACAACAAGTTGAAAAGTTGCAAAAAGATATAGCAAAAGCTCAAAAAGATAGGGCTGATAAACGTGCTGCTATACAAAAAGGCAGAGAAGAAGCTGATAAACTTCTTGCTGATACTAGAACTGGTACTGGTTCTGGGCCTTCTACACGACCTAACAACAGACCAAAAGGACCAAAGGCTGAAGTAAAACGTAGAGCAGAAAATAAAAATAAAAGTCCTGATGAGTTGAATACAGAATCTTTTGATAGTGTAAAACGGACTGACAGAAAAGGTGTTTCTCTTACTAGAGAAGAATTAAAAGCTATGAACGAAGCTTACCCCCGCAATAGAATGAACAAAGGTGGGTTGCCTATGGTTAATAAAGATGGAACAATGGTTCCCTTTTATGCTGCTGATGGCAAAGGTAAAATGAACAAAGGCGGCATGACTAAAAAAGGTGTTATGACCTACAACATGGGTGGCATGGTTAAGTCACAAGTAAACAATCTTAAAAAGGGAAGAAGCTAATGGCTGAGAAGAAAAAGAAAGATCCTAAGTTTGGCGGTAAACGCTCACTTAAAGACACAAGCGGAAATAAAAGCATTGGCTTTGAAGATACCTATCTAGGAGACTTGTTAGGTTTTGATGGTAAGATGGGTACTAAAGGTAAACCCGGATTACTTGCTTCTCTTAAAGGCGCTCGGCGTAAGAAACCGGGAACAACTACTACTACTAAAAAGAAAGGTCCACCTAAAACTTCTTTAAAACCTGTGTTACGTCCTAAACGAGTTGAAAGAGGTCAAGGTCCATCAACTAGAGGTTCAGTAAGAACAGAGCCAAAAGGTGAAGCCAATCAAGGACCACCACGTAGAGGTTCAGTAAGAACTAGAATTGAAAGAGGTCAAGGTTCAAAAACTAGAGGTTCAGTAAAAACTCCACGTAGTCCTTCAAGAAGGGACAGCAATTTAAGACAAAAACTAAAAGGTGTTACATTACAAAAATGGGATAGCATGTCACAGGCAGAAAGAGCAGCAGCAGGTTTACCTAAAAGTCCACAAGAAGTTTTTCGTCTTACTGGTGCATTAACTAGAGGTGCAGCAAAATTTAACAACGCATTTAAAGCAAACAGAGGCGGTTTAGCTAAAAAGAAACCTGTTGCTAAAATGAACAAAGGTGGAATGGCTAAGAAATCTGGTTATATGTACGGTGGTTCTGTAACCAAGAAAAAGCCTATGAACAAAGGTGGTATGGCTAGAAAGAAGTAGCCCTTGACACACTTAATCTTCCCTGCTACTATTACGGTGGGGATGATATTTTAATCCTGCATAGCGGGGTTGCAATTATAGCTGTAGTTATTTAAGCTTGAACATGGTATAACTGTCCTTGTGGTTAGACATAAGGAGAGATACCATGTTCAAGAAATTTATTAAAACAATACAAGAAGCACAAGAACGAAGAGTAGCATACTGGCAGCTACAACATATGTCAGACAGTGCTTTAAAAGACATAGGAATAACTCGTGGCGAGATCAAAAGCAAGCTCCAAAATAAAGAAAACTTCTAAAGTAAATGAGGCAGGTAATTATACTAAACCTGCTTTGCGTAAGCGTCTTTTTGCAAGGATTAAAGCTGGAAGCAAAGGGGGTGCGGCAGGTCAATGGTCCGCCCGTAAAGCACAGATGCTTGCAAAAGCTTACAAAGAAGCTGGTGGAGGATATAGGTCATGAAAGGTGTTAAACATTATTTACGTGACGGAACAGTATGGTCTGGCAAAACACATAAACACAAAGATGGAACAGTAATGACAGGGGCTAGAATGTCTAAGTCTTCTAAAAAATTGTTCCATCTAAAAGACCTAAGTAAGACTGCTCAAGCAAAAGCAAAGAAACCCGTGAAGATGAATACGGGTGGATTAGCTGCCAGCCAAAAGAGTCTTAATTCATGGACTAAGCAGGATTGGAGAACTAAGAGTGGCAAACCTTCTACGCAAGGCCCAAAGGCTACAGGAGAGCGTTACTTGCCAGCTAGTGCTATTAAGGCTATGGGTGCTGGGACGTATGCGGCATCTTCAGCAAAGAAAAGAGCGGATACAGCAAAAGGTAAACAGTTTTCTAAGCAACCTAAGAAAGCGGCTAAGGCTGCGAAACCGTACAGAAAGATGACATGAAAAAACTTACAGAAAAACAGCAGAAGTTTATAGATGTTTTATTTGAGGAAGCTAAGGGTAATCCTGTAGAGGCTAAACGTCTTGCTGGTTATGCAGATTCTGTATCTTCTACAAGCATTACAGGTGTACTTCAGGATGAAATCTATGAAGCTACTAAACGTTACATTGCTTCCTCTGGTACACGTGTTGCATATGGTATGATGGAAGTCTTTAATGACCCTACACAGCTAGGCAATAAAGAAAAAATAGCAGTAGCTAAGGACTTTTTAGACCGTGCAGGATTTGTAAAAACAGATAGGATAGAAGTAAAGGCTGAAAGTCCTTTATTTATTTTACCAGCTAAAAATGAAAACTAATAAGACTTGGAGGCTACCTCCACCAGAGAAACTAAGTAGTGGCCTTCAATGGTTTCCTGTCGTCCGTGTAGGCAGGGTAGTTCCTTTTGGTTACGAGCAAGACCCTAATGATGAAGACATACTACTACCTCTGACTGAGGAACTAGAAACACTGGAACTAGCAAAAAAACACCTTAAGCAATATAGCTACAGGGATGTTGCAATTTGGTTAAGCGAACAAACCGGCAGATCAATCTCTCATGTCGGACTAATGAAAAGAGTAAAACTTGAGCGAAAACGTAAGACAGACGCTGAAAATGCACGGTACTACGCCCAGCGCTACAAAGAAGCGGAAGCAAAAGCGAGGCGTCTTGAAGAAGAAAGATTCGGTTCAATTAGAAAAGAAACCGAAGACAGTTCCAGCGACAGTACTGCCAGAGCCGATTGAAATAGAAAAGGCTCAAGAAGTTATCTTTGAGGCTAATCCCGGCCCTCAGACAGATTTTCTTTCAGCTTCAGAACAAGAGGTTTTATATGGAGGAGCAGCAGGTGGGGGTAAGTCTTTTGCTATGTTGGCTGATCCTGTTAGGTATTTTAACAATCCTCTGTCTAATAAACTTTTAGTCCGCAGAAGTACAGAGGAACTAAGAGAACTTATATCTGTTTCAAAGCAACTATATCCTAGAGCAATTCCGGGAATTAAGTTTCTAGAAAGAGAAAAGACTTGGATAGCTCCTTCTGGTGCGTCTTTATGGTTAAGTTATTTAGATAGGGATGATGATGTTTCTAGGTATCAAGGACAAGCTTTTAATTGGATTGGTTTTGACGAACTCACACAATGGCCTACACCTTTTGCTTGGAATTATATGAGGTCACGACTACGTACTACTAAGAACAGCGGACTTGATCTTTATCAAAGAGCTACTACAAACCCCGGAGGTGCAGGTCATCAATGGGTTAAGAAAACTTTTGTAGACCCTGCACCGCATAATACTAGCTTTGACGCTACTGATCCAGAAACAAGAGAAGTAATATCTTGGCCTAAAGGACACTCAAGAGAAGGTGAACCTTTATTTAAACGTAGGTTTATTCCTGCTACTTTGTTTGATAACCCCTACCTTGCTGACGATGGTATGTATGAAGCTAATCTGCTGTCTTTACCTGAGCATCAACGTAAACAACTGCTTGAAGGTAATTGGGATGTAAATGAGGGTGCTGCTTTTCCTGAGTGGAATCGTAACATACACGTAGTAGAGCCTTATGAGATACCTAGTAGTTGGGCAAAGTTTAGGGCGTGTGACTATGGTTATGGTTCTTACACAGGAGTAGTATGGTTTGCTGTAGCACCTGATGAACAACTTGTAGTCTACAGAGAAATGTATTGCTCAAAGGTCATAGCTACTGACCTAGCTGATATGATCTTAGAAGTAGAAGAAGGTGAAAAGATTCGGTATGGAGTTTTGGACTCTTCTTTGTGGCATAATCGTGGTGACACTGGCCCATCTCTTGCTGAACAAATGATTATGAAGGGTTGTAGATGGAGACCTTCTGATAGGTCCAGAGGCTCTAGGGTAGCAGGTAAGAACGAACTACACAGGCGTTTACAAGTAGACGACTTTACGGAAGAACCTAGGTTAGTGTTTTTTGAGACCTGTACTCACACTATTAGTCAAATACCTGCACTACCCTTGGACAAAAACAACCCTGAAGATGTGGACACACACGCAGAAGACCACTTGTACGATGCATTACGTTACGGTATAATGACAAGACCTAGAAGCAGTCTATTTGATTTTGACCCTTCTACACAAAACTCTGGGTTTCAAGCAGCAGACCCTACATTCGGATATTAAGGAAATATTATGGAAGAAGACTATATTGAGAACTCTATGGAATCGGAGCAATCTTCAGCTATTGAAGATGTAAAAGAGTCTGCGTATAACGACCCTAAGTCTGGTAATATTTATAATTACGTTCGTGAAAAATATAGTAAAGCTTCTGATGCAAGAGAAACAGAAGAAAACCGTTGGCTAAAGTCTTATCAAAACTATAGGGGTATTTATGGACCTGATGTACAATTCACTTCTACGGAAAAGTCTCAGGTATTTATTAAGGTTACTAAGACAAAAGTTCTTGCCGCATATGGACAGATTGTAGAAGTACTCTTTGGAAATCATCGTTTTCCTATTAGTGTTGATCCTACTACTTTGCCTGAAGGTGTAGAAGAGTCTGTACATTTTGAGTCTGATGATAAACTTAAAAAAGCTTTAGAAGCTTCTCCTGAAGATATGAAGTTAAAACCGGGAGAAACTACACCTCAACTGCAAGAACGTCTTGCAGGACTACAAAGTACACTTGCTCCTGTTATGGATAATTTAAAAGAGGGTCAAGGTAAAACTGCTACTACTATTACTTTTCATCCTGCAATGATTGCAGCTAAAAAAATGGAAAAGAGAATACACGATCAGTTAGAAGAGTCTAATGCTAATAAACAACTACGTGTAGCTGCATTTGAAGCTGCTTTGTTTGGCACTGGTGTTATGAAAGGTCCGTTTGCAGTAGATAAAGAGTATCCTAATTGGTTAGACTCAGGTGAATATTCTCCTACTATTAAAACCGTGCCATATACAGCTAGTGTATCTCTTTGGAATTTTTATCCTGATCCTGATGCATCTAATATGGATGAAGCTGAGTATGTAATAGAACGTCATAAAATGTCTCGTAGTAAGATTCGTGGACTAAAACAACGTCCTTTCTTTAGAAAAAATGCTATTGATACTGCTATTTCTTATGGAGAAAACTATACAAAAGAGTGGTGGGAACAGGCAATGGAGGATGACGCCCAAGAGTCAAAAGCAGAACGCTTTGAGGTTCTTGAGTTTTGGGGTATGATTGATACTGAGATGTTAGAAAATCATGACATTGATGTACCAAAAGAAATGAAGGACTTAGATCAAGTTAGTGTAAACATCTGGACTTGTAACAACCAAGTATTGCGTTTGGTTATGAATCCATTTACTCCTTCTACTATTCCCTACTACGCTGTTCCTTATGAGCTAAACCCTTACAGTCTGTTTGGTGTAGGTATTGCTGAAAACATGGATGACACACAGACATTGATGAATGGCTTTATGCGTATGGCTGTGGACAATGCTGCACTGTCAGGCAATATGGTAATAGAAGTAGATGAAACTAACCTAGTTCCGGGACAAGATTTAAGTGTATATCCTGGAAAAGTCTTTAGACGTCAAGGGGGTGCGCCGGGACAAGCTATTTTTGGCACTAAGTTCCCTAACGTATCTAACGAAAACATGCAGATGTTTGACAAGGCCAGAGTTTTAGCTGATGAGTCTACGGGCTTTCCTAGCTTCGCTCATGGTCAGACAGGAGTTCAAGGTGTCGGACGTACAGCTTCTGGCATTAGTATGCTTATGTCTGCTGCTAATGGTTCTATACGAAATGTAGTTAAGAATGTAGATGACTATCTCCTAGGTCCACTAGGTAAAGCATTCTTTAGTTTTAATATGCAGTTTAACTTTGATGAAGAAATTAAAGGTGATCTTGAAATTAAAGCACGTGGCACTGAAAGCTTGATGGCTAACGAAGTACGTAGTCAACGTTTAATGCAATTCCTTGGCGTGGTACAGAATCCTGTACTAGCTCCTTTTGCTAAGATGGACTACATTATACGTGAAATTGCTAAGTCTATGGACCTTGATCCTGACAAGCTGGTTAATAACATGGGTGATGCTGCAATACAGGCTGAGATACTTAAAAAGTTCCAAGCAGAGAATCCAGAGCCACCTAAACCACAAGCAGCACCACCACAGGCAGGTCCACAGAAGCCACCAGCGGGGACACAGGTACAAGACACCCAAGGCAGCGGTGGGGGTACTATAGGAACAGGCTCGGTGCCTACACCGGGAGAACAGGGCTTCTCAGCTAATAAAGGACCAATGCAGTGAGTTTAAAACTATTGGTGAACAACAAAGAAGCATGGGATGCTTTTGAAGCAGAACTAGATGAACGTATTCAGGCAAGTTACAAAATGTTTTCTCAGTCAGATGAAGAGCATGTAATGTATAGGCTGCAAGGTCAGGTACATGCCTTGAATGCACTAAAGCAACTTAGGCTAAAGGTTAATGCAAGTGGCTAAGGATACAGTAGAAGAGCAAACACAAAAAGCTTTTAGTCTTTCTGGTTCAAACGTAGGTAAAGTTAGAGGTCTTGGTCCTAGAGACCCTGAGTTTAAAGGTGAAGGGTATGGGGATTTAGCAGTAGAAGGTGTTTCTACTGCTGTTAGTGGCATTAAAGATGAGATTAAAGATAAAGGTGTTTTAGGTTTTGCTAAAAATATTGCTACAGGTGCTGCTACAGGAGTAGTAGATGAATATAAAGAGTTTAGTGAAGACAGATCAAAATATGTAAAAGACGCAATTAAAGACACAGCTACAGAATTATATACTGGCACAAAAAACTTTCTTACAAAGAATGAAGAAGATCGTCTATTAGAAAAGTTTGGTAAAACGTTTAAGGAAGCCACTAACGAAGAAGTTACAGAAATAAGAAAAGATACTTTGTCAGATGCTATGATTGCTGCAGGGGTAATTCCCGGAGTTGGTCAAGCTGGTAAAGTAACAGGTAAAGCTTTGTATAAAGCTACTGGCCCCGGAGGTGCATTTGAGTATGATCCAACTCAACTCAGTATGTTTATTGGGCCTAAGTCAAAAAACCCACCTACAGAAAATTTAAAAGAAGCCTTTGAAGCAGACGGGTTTGATATGACTGGTTATGATACAGTACCTATAAAAACTCTACTAAGAACCGTTGACTACGAGCTTCTTCGTCAAAAAAAAGACCCTACTCATCAAGTACGTGTACCTAATACTCTAAAAGCTTTAGGAGAAAACGGTTGGTTTAAAGGTACAGACAAAAAGTGGAAGTTTGAAGTTTCAGATAAGTCTGCTACATTTGGCGATAACCGTGAATTTAAACTAAAACAAAATATTCTAAACACGTTCGCAATGCCTAAGTCTGAAATAAACAATTTAGATTTTTCTGACCCTGATATTACATTACCTGCATCTAGAGCAGCAGTACCTCTAGGTTATATTCTTAAACACAACACTCTTTATTCTCAGTATCCAGATTTAGCAGGTTATCCCATAGTTGTAGATTCTGATCTTGCTGGTAAAGCTACTCAAGGATATCAAAACTCAAGGGGTTTTATTGCAGTAAGTCCTGATGTATTAGACGACCCAGAAAAACTTAAAAGTCTTTTATTACACGAAATAATGCATTCTATTCAAGACGAAGAAGGTTTTGGTCAAGGTACATCTATGAAAAATAGTGATGTACGTAAATTTTATGACTTTCAGACAAACCTGCCAGAAGCAAAAGCAGAATGGGCAGACTATAATAAAGCTCTTAATGTCTATGAAAAAGATGTTACATTAAAAACTAAAAATTTAAATAAAAACTTAAAAGATTTTATAGAAAAAAATGGAACTTCTGGGACAATAGATGATCTTCAGGAAATTATGGAAGATGCAAAAAGACTAGATTTTTTTATTGAAGCTTCTAAAGTTTTGGGGTCTGACAGTGTTCTTTTAGAAGGTAGAGACCTACAAACATATACACAAAGATCAGCAGATTTATTATACAAAATTATTGAAACAGAATTTACAAATAAAGATGGTTTTTTTGATATTTCTGGTAAAGAAAAATTATATAAAAGGTTTATGGAAAAAATAAATGTTGATCCTTTTGAAACAGATTTTCCAGACTTAGATTATTTTGAAGTTATAGGTGTACCTGAGTTTAATAAACCTTTACCTAAGTACTTAGACCCCGATGGTAATTTTGATTATAGCCAAAGGTATGATATTTATCGCCGTAAAATGGGTGAAGTAGAATCTCGTTTAGTATCAGATCGTATGAATTTAGACGAAAGCGAAATAAAAACTGAACCATTAAACCCTGATGTACCTCCTGATGAACAATGGTCTGATGCTACTCTTTCTCAAGATATGTATTTGCAAACAGCTAAAAATCAAAAAAATAAAAGACGTACTACAGGAATTAAATTTCTTCCAGAAGAAAAAAATAATACTCAAGGATTTGCCCAAGGAGGGCTTACAGATATGAATACCCAAACACAAAGAGCTTTTGCACTAGGTGGAGAAGCAGAAACAGTAGACCCAGTATCAGGTAATGATGTACCTCCCGGTTCTCTGCCAGAGGAAGTACGGGATGACATTGATGCTAAACTTAGTGAGGGAGAGTATGTTGTTCCTGCTGATGTTGTTCGTTATTACGGCGTAAAGTTTTTTGAAAATCTTCGTACAAAAGCAAAACAGGGCTTGCAACAGATGGATGAAGATGGTAGAATAGGTGGTGAACCTATATTAGAAATGTCTTTGCCTTTTGATGTGTCTGAGTTAGAAGTAGAAGATGAAAATGGCGTTCGTATGGCCGTAGGAGGTTTAGTTCCCGGATATTATGTTGGAGGAGGAGTAGGTTCTAGTTTTGGTGGTGGATACGGGTATGGAGACCCTTTTAAAACACCTACTGTTGTTAAACCACCTGAACCTGTTGCTCCTGTTACTCCGAATGTTCCTAGTACTGGTTCATACGTAAGAACTTATTACGATAGATACGGTAATCCTGTTTCTATAATGTTTATTAATGGACAACCTCAACAGTCTTTGGAGGGATTAACTACAAGTAATCCAGATAGAACAGATACTGTACAAGAAAATCAAAGGTTTGAGGGTGCAAAGTTAAATGATTTGGGACAACCTATTGATAAAGATGGTAATATTATTACGGCTTCTAGTTCAGGTGGGTTTAATCTTCCCTCTTTTGGATTTGGTACTAGTGCAGCAGAAGAATTTGATTATGCAAAAACTTTAGCAGATGAAACAGATCTAGATCGTTATAAAAAAATAGGAGCTTATGCTTCTGGGGAGTTAGCTAAAAATAAACCTTCTCTTCTTGGCAGAATTGGACAAACTTTAATTAGCGTTGGTGTAGGTGCAATTGCTGGACCTGCTGCTGGTCTAATAGCAGGACAAGCCTATGGAATAAATAAAAACCAACAAAACATAGCTGATGCCCAACTTTCTTTAAAAGTATTGGAGTCTCAGTATACTGGTAAAGATATTAATGCTACTGGTGCAACTGTAGGGTATAAAGCTGATCCACCCGAATCAAAAAACGCAGCAATTAAATCAGCTTATGATGCGTTAAAGGAAGAACTAGAAAATATTGCAGATCAAAACCCAAGTTTTTTTAAACAAGCAATGGGACTTGCTGCACCCGATATAGACGCAAGATTTAAAAAACTGGGCCTTAATCAAAAAGTTACTGCAGCAGATGCTATAGTAGCAGAAGCTAGAAAAGGAGTAAAAAGTGCAGCAGAATTAGCTAAAGATGCAAGATTAGATCTAGCAAGAAAGCAGTGGGCAGGGCAACCTAAAAAAAATGTAAGCTGGAACCAAACTGGTCCAACTAATGAAACATATGAAAAGTATGTTAATATAGGTAGGCAGTCCGAAAGAATTACTGCTAGAGGTCAGGTTATGCGTACTCAAGAAGATGCATTCAATCAAAACAGAGCTGATGATCAGGCTGCTGGTACTAAACGTGCTGGTGAAAGGGCTGCTGCAAGAAGAGCTGCTAATAGTCGGGATGGTTATACAGATAAACAGGGTAAAACTCATAGAACTGGACAAGATGCTGTAGATGCATTTAATAGGGATAACGCAGACGATATTAGAACAAAGTATGGTGGTAATAAAGAAACAGATAGCAACGGACAAAACTCAGGATGTTTTTTAACAACTGCTATAGTAGAACATCGCGGAGAATCTGATGATGGACCTACTTTAACAAAACTTCGTTATTTTAGGGATACTTATCTAGTTGACTACCCAGAAGAAATAAAAAAATATTACAATATTGCACCTAAGATTGTTGCGGCAATACCTAAGAATAACCCTGAATGGGATTGGGTAGGTACACAGATTGACTCTGCTATTCAAGATATAGATAATAACATGCCAGATAAAGCCCATAAAACTTATAAAAATATGGTGTTAAAACTAGAAACAAATTGGTTAAATTAAAGGAACAAACTATGGAAATTGATTTTGCAGAAATATCTGATAACTATATGGCACTACCAGAAGAAGAAAAGAATATAGTGCGCGAAGGAATGGCAGGGCCAATGGGAAATATTATTGGTAAAGTATTTGGGCCAGAATTTATGGAAGGAATAGGAACTTTTGCTGCTCCCTCTACTCCCGATACTATGGTTGCTCCCACCCCAAGTCCTACAACTACTCCTAAACCAAAGAAACGTACAATGGCTCCAACAATGCCTAAACAACAACCACAAGCTAAACCACAAGGATTGGCTGCAAGACCACAACGATAAGGCTACCCAGTTACGACTGGCCCCAACATAAGGAAATACAATGCCTGAACTAACTACAATGGAAACACCTAAGACTGCAGGGTTTGTAAACCCTAAACACAATAACCGTAATCGTAAACGTATTGAACAAGAAGAAAAAGAACTAGAAGAACTTCTAAGTCCTAAAGAGGAGCAAGAAGTTGAAGCCAAAAAAGATGTTTCTGACGCACCTGCAGAGGTCAAGGAAGAAGAAACAGAAACCCTTAGTAGGGAAGAAAAGTCTTTCAAGAAACGCTATGGTGATCTACGTAGACATGCAGCGGAGAAAGAAAAAGAATACAAGGAACGTCTTGAAGCCCTAGAACATCGTATGGCTAACGAGATTATTGTTCCTCCCAAGTCAGATGAAGACATTGCTGAATGGGCAAATAACCATCCTGATGTAGCCAGTATAGTTGAGACTATTGCTGCTAAAAAAGCACAGGAGATGTTTGACAAAGCAGATAGCCGTCTAAAAGAACTAGATGCTATCAATGTGCAAGCAACACGTAAAACTGCGGAAAATCAAATTCGTGAAGTTCATGCTGACTTTGATGACCTGCGAGACTCAGACACATTTCATGACTGGGTAGAAGAACAACCTAAGTGGGTTCAAGACGCATTATATGAAAATGCAGAAGATGCTCGTTCAGTAGTACGTGTTATTGACTTATACAAATCAGACAAGGGCATGACAAAAGAAGGTAAGAAAGCTAAGACTAAAGCTGCTGCCTCTGCTGTTGTAAAAAGTTCTAAGGCAGAACTAGACGCAGACGAGACTCAAGGCTCTATTAAAGAATCTGATGTTAAGCGTATGTCAGCCCAAGAGTTTGAAAAACGAGAAGAAGAAATTACTAAAGCAATACAATCTGGTAAGTTTATTTACGATATATCAGGTTCTGCACGTTAATACCTATTGACAAAAGTATTTTTGTCAGTATAACTAGGGGTATAGTAAAAAGAAGCCACCATTATGGTCTACCTTCCCTACTAACCCCAATCAAACTAAACAAAAAAAGAATAAGACTTACCTGTTTAAGTATAGGCCCATTTACCCTAAACCGTAAAATGATTGATTTTACTTTAGGCCGTAAATGCACCCTAGAAAATTACAGCCTCTTATGTTTTGTGTTTAGCTCACAAAGCCTACACTTTATAGGAGGATTAATTATGGCTTTTACAACAGCAACAGGTTATGGGAATTTACCAAATGGTAATTTTAGCCCCGTAATCTATTCCAAAAAAGTACAGCTTGCTTTCCGCAAGAGTACTGTATGTGGTGATATCACCAACTCTGATTATTTTGGCGAGATTGCTTCACAAGGCGATACTGTTAAAATTATTAAAGAACCAGAAATTTCTGTTTCGCAGTATGCACGTGGTACAAATGTCACAGCGCAAGATTTGGAAGATGAAGACTTTTCTCTTACCATTGACAAAGCTAATTATTTTGCTTTCAAAATGGATGACATTGAAGAGGCTCACAGCCACGTCAACTTCATGGACCTTGCAACCAACCGTGCTGCATACCGTCTTGCTGACCAACATGACCAAGAAGTTCTTGGCTATATGTCTGGTTACAAACAGTCTTCTTTGCACTCACAAGCTGATGCACTGAACACTACTGTAAACGGTACTAAAGCAGTATCAACTGCTGGTTCTAACGAACTGCTTTCCTCTATGCAACTGCATAAGGATGACTTCGGCAACATTACTACAAGCTCTGCAGGAACACACTCTATTCCTCTGGCTGCACGTTTGCCCGGTGCTACTGCACTTCCAACTGCTACGGCTTCACCAGCAATGGTTGTTGCTCGTATGGCTCGTTTGCTTGATCAACAGCAAGTTGACAAACAAGGCCGTTGGATTGTAGTTGATCCAGTATTCATGGAAATTCTTGCTGATGAAGATTCACGCTTCATGAATGCAGACTTCGGTGAATCAGGTGGATTGCGTAATGGTCTTACCATTAATAACTTCCACGGCTTCCGTGTATATTCCTCGTCTAACTTGCCTTCTTTGGGTACTGGACCGGGTACTTCAGGTACTGCCAACCAACTGACTAACTTCGGTGTTATCGTAGCTGGTCATGATTCTGCTGTAGCAACTGCCGAGCAGATCAATAAGACAGAAACATATCGTGACCCTGACAGCTTTGCTGACATTGTTCGTGGTATGCATCTATACGGTCGTAAGATTCTTCGTCCTGAAGCAATCGTTACTGCCCGTTATAACGCAGCTTAAGGGAGTAATATAATATGGCTACTTATGACATGACTTCCAGTGATACTGCTGGCGTTGGGGCAAATGTTCTTGCTGTTCCAACCAATGTTGGTAATACTGTACGGACCATTGAAGCAATCTTAGACATTGATGCAATGGTTGCCGCTGGTTACTCTGGCGCAAACGGGGATATCTTTCAACTACTAGAAATCCCTTCTGAATCAGTTATCGTTGCTGCTGGTGCAGAAATCATGAAACCTTTCACGACTTCTTGTACTGCAGATATTGACTTCGCTGGTGGCGATGACATTATTGACGGTGCTGACTTGACTGCTGCTGCTGGTACATACCTTGCAAAAGGTACTAACGGTGAAGCTAACATTGTTAATACAGGCGCAGCTTCTACGTTTGCTGCTGCTGCTTTGGCATGTGTTGGTGCTGCTGATACCATTGACGTTCTTGTTGCTGGTGCTGCACCTGCTACTGGACGCCTTCGGGTATATGCAGTAGTTGCAGATGTTTCGGCTGCAAAAACTGAGGCGGCTGTTGCAGCACGTGACCT